TCATGTTCCAGATATTGATTATCCGAGTCAGCAATATGAAATGTTCGTCAAGAATAAAATTCGTAGATTTGCTACTGGATTTGGATGTTCTTTTGAAACGATCAGTAAAGACTTTAGTGAAACTAATTATTCAAGTTCAAGATTGAGTTTGTTGGAAGATAGAGAGCATTGGAGATTTGTTCAAAAGTATCTGATTGACAATTTCCATTATCGAGTCTTTAAAGAGTGGCTTTCATTGGCTGTATTGAGTGGTCAGCTTGATTTTGCTGATTATTCAACAAGGCCAATGAGATATTGCAAGCCTAGATGGACACCACCAGCGCAACATTATGTAGATCCTTTGAAGGAAGTTCGTGCTTATAGAGAAGCAGAACAAGCTGGTTATATGACTAAATCACAGGTTATAGCTTCAACTAGTGGTGGAGATTATGACGATATAGCTGCTGAACTTGCTAGAGAACAAGAGGTTGCAAACAATTTAGATATAACATTAGATAAGGACTTAAAATTTGAGCCAGTTCAACAACAACTTGAACTTGATGTCGGTCAAGTTGAAGAGCAACCAAAACCATCACGCAAAAGGAGGCGTTCTAAATGACAACTGAGAAGATTGAAGTTCAGGAGACATCTATAGAAAGAAGAGATCCTTCTGAAAAGTTTCAAAGAACAGAACTTACAGAGTTTAGAAGTGTTGGAAAAGGTCGAACTTTTGAATTTCCTTTCAGTTCCGAATACCCAGTTGAAAGGTATTTTGGTAAAGAAGTGTTAAAACATGATGACAATTCAGTTGATTTCAGTCGACTTAATTCTGGTGCTGCTCCACTACTTTGGAACCATGATCCAGATAGACATATAGGGATAGTTGAATCTGCAAGAGTCGATCCAAGTACTAAACGTGCATACGCAAAAGTGCGTTTTTCACGTAATAAATTCGCTAGTGAAGTCTTAGAAGACGTTAAAGATGGAATATTGCGTGGAATATCGTTTGGTTATCAAATAAAGAATATTGAAGAAAGAGATGGAGAGTTCGTGGCAGATGACTGGTTAGTGCACGAGATCAGCGTAACCCCGATTCCAGCAGATCCCACGGTCGGTATTGGACGGTCCCTAATCTCGTCTTCTGAGGAGGTGACTGAAACCTCACAACCTAATACTATTAGTATTGAAAACAAATCTCCTGAAGAGGAGATACGTTCTGCGGCACAAACCGCATCACCCTCGGTTCCATCTATGGAAGAAAAATCACAAGAAACTGTGGTGGATACGGCTCCTGCCGTAGAAGCCCCAGAACCTGTAGCTGAAAAAGCAGAGAGATCTGTTGAAGTAGATACAGCGGCTGAAGTAAAACGTGCGCTTGAAGAAGAGCAAGTTCGTACTTCAACCATATATGCCGTTTGCCGTCAACATGGCGCAGACGACCTCACTGAATCTCTAATCAAAGACGGCAAGTCCGTTGCTGATGCTAGAGGTGAAGTTCTTGACCTAATTCAAAAAAGGTCTGAAGCCAGCAACACTCCCATTAGGCAAACTGACATGACTCCAAGTTCCAACGAAGTTGGTTTAGAGAAAAAGGAAGTAAGAAAGTATTCCTTCCTTCGTGCAATTAATGCATTAGCTAATCCAACAGATAGAAACGCACAAGAAGCTGCTGCTTTTGAGCGTGAAGTTTCAGAAGAAGCTTCTAAGCGTTACGACAAGCCTGCTTCTGGAATCTTGGTTCCTAATGAAGTATTAGCTGGTTATGCAAGAGACTTGAATGTAGGCACAGCAACAGCGGGTGGAAACCTAGTTGAAACTGAGCTTCTTGCTGGTTCATTTATAGACATTCTTCGCAACAGAATGGCTGTAATGCAGGCAGGTACAACTGTACTTTCTGGACTACAAGGAAACATCAGTATCCCCCGCCAAACTTCAGCTTCAACTGCATACTGGGTTGGTGAAGGTGCTGCTCCTACAGAGAGCCAGCAGGCATTTGATCAGGTAAATCTCACACCAAAAACTGTGGGTGCTACTACTGATTACACAAGAAAGCTTCTTCTTCAGTCCAGTATTTCTGTAGAAACATTTGTTCGTAACGATATTGCGAAGCAAATTGCTCTTGCTCTAGATACTGCTGCTATCTATGGTTCTGGTAGTTCAAACCAGCCAACTGGTATCACAAATACAACTGGAGTAGGTACTCAAACAATTACTACCTACGGAACATTTGTTGAGTACGTGGGAATGGAAACAGATGTTGCTGTAGCTAACGCCGATCAAGGTGCGCTTAAGTACATCATTAATCCAACAGCAAGAGGCGCATTAAAGACTACAGAGAAGACAAGCACTTCAACTGCTCAGTTTGTCTACGCTGATGATGAGATCAATGGCTATCCAGTTATTGTTTCTAACCAGCTTTCAAACAATGATGTCTTATTTGGAGACTTCAGTCAGTTAATCTTTGCTACATGGTCTGGTCTAGATCTAACTGTAGATCCTTGGGCGGGTGCTACAAGTGGCAATATAAGAATAATTGCGTTACAGGATTGTGATTTTGGAGTCAAGCAGCCTGGTGGGTTCTGCTACGGAACATAAGCCGATGAAGGTCAAAATCATCAGAGGCGTGATGGTAGCTGGGGTTCTTAAAAGCCCTGGCTCGACCATAGAAGTCGCCAAAAATGTTGGCGAATTACTTATTAGCAGTAACAAGGCTGAACTAGTCGTTGAAGCTGCTCCTAAGAAAGCTGCTCCTGCTGCAAAGAAGGTTGCGGCTGCAACTCCAAAGGTTGCGACTTCAAAAGATAAACCTTCTACTCCTCCAAAGGAGGCAGCGTAAAATGTCAGTTATTCAACAGAACCTCGGCAAATTAAATTTGATCGCAGGTCATCCAACAGCGGCTAGGACTGCTACAGGCCAAACTAGTGGTATTGATCTAAGGGTTTATGACGGTGACGTTGTATTCGTTTTGGATACTGCTGGTGGTGCTGGTACAAGTCCAACTCTCGATGTAACAATCGAAGATTCTGCCGACAACTCCTCATTTGCTGCTATTTCTTCAGGTGCTGTTGCTTTCACTCAGGTGACAGGTACAGCTTCTGCTCAAACAGTTTCCGTAAACAAGGATGATGCAAGACGTTACGTTCGCATCAAGTACACAATTGGCGGTTCATCAGGTCAATCGTTTACATTTTCTGTAAATGGATTTGGTTTGAAAAAGTACGGCTAATTTATTTATAGCCTCCTTACGTCTGCGAGGGGGCTTTTTCTTATGGCATTTACTGAAGACATAGATATTTTCTTTGAGGATTTCTCAGATACTGTTGTGTCTGGAGGTTCTACTGTGAAAGGGATTCTTGAGCAGCCTGATGAAATAGTTGCTGACGGAATTGTCCTTACCACCGACTATCAGCTAACCGCAAAAACTGCTGATTTAGGAGGCTTGGATTTTAGTGCAAGTATTACTGTTAATGGAGCTGCTTATACGGTGCGTAGTGTTAGAAAAATAGATGATGGTGTTTTATGCATTGTCTCTCTTACTAAAACTTAGGGATAAATTATGGCTACGAAACGAGAACAAATTCTTGCTGCTTTAAAGACTCAATTGGCTGGGACAACTGGAGTAGGAACTCGTATTTTCAGAAGTAGGCCAGAAGCGTTCAAAAGAGCAGATACTCCATCAATTGTTATTGAGCCAATAACTGATCGACCAAGTATAAATTCATCTACTTATTTGAAAATTGATTGGACATTGACTATTCGAGTAGTTGTTATTGCTAGAGGAAATATTCCTGATAATGTTGCAGATCCGACTATTGAGAGTCTCCATACAAAAATGGTTAATGATCCCACCCTGGGAGGACTTGCTTTAGATATAAGACCAGCTAGTACAAGCTTTGAATTTCTTGAAGCTGATCAGCCTGCTGGAGTCATAATGTGTGAGTATGAAGTCGATTATCGTTCTGCTTACAACAATTTGTCGTCTTAAAGGTTATGCCTAACAACCCACTTCCTCTACTATGAACGAAGTAAATCCAAGCGAAGGCGGTAGTTATTCGCTTGACCCAGAAACAGGCGAACGCACTTTAATCAAGCGCACTTCTCCCCCTATCCCAAATCAGGTAAAAGAAAATGGCACTTCTGGAAAGGAAACGAGTAATTCTTCTGGAACTGGAAAGCAGCTACGGAGCAGATCCAACTCCAACGGGAGCAGACGCAATACTAGTAAGCGATCTGTCGATAACTCCACAAGCAAGTGATATCGTTCCAAGGGATTTAATACGTCCGTATCTTGGTTCTTCAAGGCAATTATTAGCAAACACAAAAGTTGAGTGTGCGTTTAGCGTAGAACTTGCTGGCTCAACAGCAGCAGGCACGGCTCCTAGAGTTGGGAAGGCTTTAAGAGCATGTGGCTTTAGCGAAACTGTTGCTGCCAATACAAGTGTTACTTATGCACCTGTATCTGGATCGTTTGAGTCAGCAACTATTTATTACAACGTAGACGGTGTCTTACATAAGACGACAGGCTGTCGAGGAAGTTGGGCTTTGGAAGCTTCTGTAGGAGAAATTCCTAAATTAAATTTTTCTTTTCAAGGCATATATGTAGCACCAGCAGATGTAGCTCTTCCTACTGTGAGTTATGGGAATCAAGCAACACCTTTAATTTTTAAAAACGGAAATACAACTGGATTCCAGCTTTTGTCTTACGCAGGTGCTTGTCAGTCTATTGAGTTTGGTGCTGGTGTAGTTACTGAATATATGGAACTTGTTGGTGGAGCTAAACAAGTACACATTATTGATCGTAATTCTGCTGGTAGTGTCACTATCGAAGCACCAACTGTGGCACAAAAAGATTATTTTGCTGCTGCTTTAAGTGATACGTCTTTAGGCAACTTGACCTTCACTCATGGAACAACTGCTGGCAATATTGTTCAATTTGCATCGACTAAAATAGATATTGGAGATGTTTCCTATGCAGAGTTGAATGGAATTGTGATGGCTGAAATTCCTATTACTGCATGTCCTTCAACTAGTGGTAACGATGAATTTTCTTTGATCTATAAATAGGGGGCTTACGCCCTCTCTTTTTATGAGTAGAGTGGCAACGTATCTCTATTAATTATCTAATGAGCTTTATACGGAAGAAGATTTCGGCCTATCCGTGGCCTGTTGAAGTTAAAAAACCTTCAGAAACAAAACCAGGGGAATTTGAAAGTTCTACTTTTATTATTAAATTTAAAAGATTAAAGAAGTCAGAACTCACGAAGTTTGAAACTGAACAAGATTTTGGTGCTTTGAAAAAAATAATTGTTGGATGGAGTCAGATTCAAGATGAAGATGGAAAGGACATTCCTTTCTCTGAAAAGGAATTAAAAGCCTTTTCTGAAGATGTTGATTTCGTTGCTGGTGTTGTAGCTGCATTTACTGATTTTTATCAAAATGCACAAGGAAAAAACTAACTGATGCTGCCCTTTATTGGGTTTCGGGTGGCAGCGGATCAAATGAACAGGTAGATGAAGATGCCAAGATTTTTGGTATTAAATTGCCTGAGAAACCAAAGGAGAAGGAAGATGGATGCATTGTGTGGGAAGAGAATTGGGAAACAGTTTTAATGTTTTTAAGAATGCAAACTCAATGGATGGTTACTTTTGGAGGAGTTACTGGTTTGAAATATGAGGTGTTATTAAGTGCAGGAGGCTTATTTGACATATACAATGTAGAGAACAGACGAGAGATGCTTGAGGATTTAAAAATCATGGAAGCTGCTGCTCTCACCGAAATGAATAAAAAGGATTCTTGATATGGCTGGAAAAGTTGTTGAAACCGTTTCGTTAAAACTTGACTTGCAAGGCTTTGCAAAGTTGCAAGGTCTAGGCAATAAATTTAAAAAATTAGAAAATCCTATTAAGTTAGCTGGTGCAGGAGTTACAAGATTAAAGAATGAAATTATGGGTTTAGGGAAGGTAGTCCCTAATACGATTAGTCATTTAAATGCTCAAGCAGATGCATTAACAAGAATTCGTCAAACAACAGAAATTGGAACTCAAGAATTTAAAGAACTTACAGCAGAAATCAATAGGGTAAATCAAGCTATAACCAAAGCGAATGCTTCGATGAATAAAGCAAGCTTTGGACGTAAAGATATGTTCCAAGGCTTAGGAGTAGCAGGTGGTGCTATGGCTTTTGGAGGGCCGCTGCCTGGTGCTAGTG